GTATAGATAAGTTTTTTGCGAATGTCAATGATTATGGATTATTTTTTAAGTGCGTTCTGAGCCATCTGCGCCACAACCTTTTGATTATCATCTTTTGGCTGTTCTCCGGGAGCATTTTGACCTTTGAATACTACTTTGTCACCTTGTATGTTTCTGATAACATCTTTGAGAGGTGGCCTTTTAATCATGTTATATAGATCCTCACGATCTAAGATAACATCATATCTTCTGAAATAGTCTTGTAGGTTGTCAACGGAGAAATCTAATGGAATCTCTCCGTTGTCTAAGTCGTTCTTTAACTGATTTGATAATGCAACGATTTTAGTGACATATGCACTTTCGTCATCAAATTCATAGAGGCGCATTAATTACCTCTTTGCTCTGCCTACTCCAGCACCAGGTGCAAGTTCAGGCTCTTCTTCTGGTTCAGGAAGTTCTGCTGAAATGTCTGTATCCATTTCAATTTCTTCTTCATCGCCGGGAACAGGAGCAGCCATATCAGCACCTAAGTCAGCGCCCATATCTGCACCAAATTCAGCACCACCTTGCCCTGTTAATCCGCCGAGAGCAGATTGTAGTGAGGTTTTTGCTTGCTGTAGAGTTGAGTTGAGGTTAGTGAGAGTCTCGGATGCCTGAGTGTTGAACTGTTCACTTTCATTAACACCGATTTCAGACTGGATAGAATCCACCAGGGCAGGTAGTTCTTTTACTAACATGTCGTTAACATCTTCATACATCTTCTGAATGCTGTCAACCATGTCCTGTGCGGCAAGAATAACTTGTGACTTTTCTACTTCTTCGTTCTCTAGTACGATACGTGTACGAACGTTGTCTAGTTCATGATAACGTGCAGTTAATGCTTCGGCCATGAATACTAGTTTTAGATAAGCAGGGCTGTTCTGATTCTTATAGAAATCAGTAGCACTTCTTGATTCCTTAATGAGACCATGAACTTTACTTAGCATGGCTCTTGTCTTTACTTTATCCAAAGCAGATACATCGAAATTCATTTCGAAATTTTCAGCAAGTGCTTTAGAAGCATGGTTTTTGTTGTCTAAATCGTTAAGTCTCATAGGGTTATTCTTCCGTTTTGATTATGTATTTATCTCATATGGTTAAAACCGGGCTTTTTAGTTTTACTGAACTTTTGAGCCTGGATAATCTTAGATGTATTTATATAGGAATTGATTTCCTTAATCATCATCTTTTTCTTAAGAGCATCTTCTTGTAGTTTAATGATGTATATCCATTTGTTGTTAGTATCTTTGGTATTTTTAGCCATTTTTTTATGTATAGCCAAATCTACTTCCATACTGCATAACTTCAAGTCTAAGTCTTTTATGCGATTGGCTTCACCGTATTTCTTCGCATTGTCAAAAATACACCAAGTAACTGCATGACGAACGTTGGCGAATTCATATGTATCATGTGTAGATTTAAGTGATACTTTGAAATATCCTGTAGACGTAGGTGAAATGTGATATTTTCCAAACAACTCATAGTTATTCTGACCATCATTGATCATCAGAACATCTTTTAATTCAGTTGTTAGTTCTTTCTTAAAAAAGTTTTCAAGTTTATTAATATCCATTACACTACCTCAAAATAAACATTACGTAATTCAGGCGTTGTGTTTAAGAACTTAGGAATACTATCGTTTTGACTATCTAATAGTATCATAGGAACTCCTTCACAATCTTTATATAACGCACCGAACGATTCTATACCATCTTCAAACACACTTGAATGTTGGACTTCAAATTCAAAACGCCAGCAAGATTCTAATTTATCGGTATCGAATGTATAGAAGAATCCAAATCTAGAAATATGTTCTTCTGATAAATCTACTTTATGAGGGACTTTAGTAATTTCAGGCTGTGAACGTAGTGAAATTACTTGTAGCAATGTGTCAAAATTACACTGAGTATTTCTGCGTAATAGCCAATTGGTTACGTCATCACCTTGTGGCTTAGACCTATTAAGCACACCAGTCTGTGTAATATCAAAAAGAGTGTAACAACGAATACGATGCATGATGTTACTATTTAATGCCAATAAAAAACCCGGGAATAAATCCCGGGTTCTCTATTTTTAACTCAAACTAAGATTAGTTTGTGAATGTTGCTGATGCTGTTACAGTTACAGCGTTTGCCCATGCGGGACCTGGATCTGCTTCAAGAGCAGTAACTAGGGTAGCAGTAGTCCATGCACCTGTTGGGTATACAGCGAATGCTAATGTGTCATTAGATGCGTCTGTGTACTCATAGATGTAGATGGTTGCTAGTTGCTGAATTGCCTGGATTGCTGATGCCAACTGTGTAGTTGTCAAAGCACCGTTAGCAGTTGCAGTGAAGAAGTCTAACTTTGGACCCTGTGGCTGAACTGTTGCGGCTGATGTAACTGCGTTAACACCAGTGTTTGTGTATGAAGGGCTGTCTAACCATGTAACTGGCTTAAGATCACCATTAACTCTTGTAAATTGTGCCATTTTCGTTTTCCTTTATGTGTAATGAGACTCAAGGTCTCTAAATGTATTTATGCCTCTGCGAAAAAAACCAGGTTTTGGTCAGTTAAATTAGCGGGTACCTGCTAAATTTTGACGACTAAAGCCTAACCTATCGACTAGTTTTACCCCATTAGACACAAATCCTTCTTGTGTCTGTGTACCGTCTTGTAAATAACCCTTTACCGGGCTTGCTTCTGCGGCTTTGTTTAGTTGTTTTACAACATCCATTTTAAGATTATATAATGCAACCCAAATCTTAAATGCCCCTACAACACCTTCTTTATTGACTTCTAAGTGTTCTAAAATCTTAGCCTTCATCTTATCTGACATAGGTCTTGATTGTACGAAATCGATAAATCCGTCTAGTAAATTTGATAGATTGCCTGAAACGATTCGTTTGTTAATGTATACTGTAAACAATTGATTGAATGTATTACGTGCTTGTGGCGCAGTATTCATTAAATCTGCAACTACATTTCCGTATTGTGATAATGCTTGTTCTGCTTCATTCTTAAGTTTTGTGTTTACTTTTAATTTAGGTGCCACTGGCATTTTACTTGGAACAATAGCAACATTAGAATTATTCTGTAAATTACCGATAGTACCATTCAATGATACTGCATCATCTGTTGATTCTGCATCAGCAGAGATGAACTGGTGAACTGCGATACCTGCATTTTTACCTGCAATCAATTTACCAATTTCACTATCAGCATCTACTGTGTAAGCAATGCCGTTAGGATTTGCTTTGAACTTGTACAATCCGTCATTTTCTTTTAGCGGACGGCTGAATAATAAGTCACCCCAATAGAAACCATTTGAACCTCTATCTGCTTTTTCTAATCCAGGCCAAATAGTGTTAATCAACTCGTATAGTTCTCCTCGATTTACACCTCTAGCATTGTCATATTCAACAAACTCTTGTGGGCTATAAACTTGACGGCCAGTTCCATCTTTCTTATTGAACATGTGCTTGTCCATGATAGTAAATTTACCGTCATTGCCACGCCCAAAGATAAGTGCAGGATATCCGTCCCATTTAATAGTAACAGTATTAGGATTATTGACAGTTGCTACAATAGCATCAATTGCTCTGCGAACTCCGGGCTCATCTTCCAAAAAGACAAGGTCTTCTGGGTGGTCTAAGTGACCTTTGCCCTCAATAATAACAACTTCTTGGTCGATATTGTCAAGGCGAGACTTTAATAGTGCTAATGATTCTGATAAATTCATTTTAATCTGCGACCGTTAATTTTCTTTTTAGACTCTGCTACTAAGCCTGCACTAGCGCCTGGTTGTGCTGCCGGCTTATCTTGGAACTGTCCTTGAGCAGGCTTAGTTTGCGGTGCAGGTTGTGCTACTGGCTGTAACTTCTTAATCAGATCATTGTATACGCTTGCATCGATCTTAGATAACTTAGTTAGTTCTTGCTGAATTCTTGCCGCAATCTGATGACTATTCTCTTGTCCTTGTGCAGAAGGTTGTGCAGTTGCTTGTCCTTGTGCAGAAGCCTGTGTTTGGCCTTGTGCTGGTTGACCCTGAGCAGGTTGCTTTGCGGCATTGTTTGCTTGATCAATCTTGGCCTTTTCATCGGCTGCACCAGGGGCGGCGCCTTTAGATAATGAATATGACATTTGAGCCAATTGCTCAAGAGCCTTCTTACCTTTGTCCTGTCCGTATGTTGCTTCTACTTGATTGATTAGTTTATCAACGTCTGCTTGATTTGGACCATAGTTAACACCCTTCATGTATCCGGCATACCAATTCTTTAGATAGTCGCCAATGCTTTGTGCTTCATTTAAGATGTTTTCAAATAGGTTGTTTAATTTATAATACTTTGTTTCAGCAATGATATAATGCTTTGACGTTGATTCTTTAAGAACTGTTAGACCGATATCATCCCATGATAAATCTACTGCTTCTAACAACTTATTAATATAAAATACTTTCCATGCTTCAGCCATTGTCTGACCAGCCTTGATCTTACCAACAGCGGCATTAGCAAAGTTTGGATCTACTGCGCCCTTTTTAATAACTTGCTGTACTGTAGCAACTGCGTTATCCCATTCAGGATAACCTTTGCGATCAGCCATGTAGTTTACTAATTCTTTAGTAAGTGCAATCTTTTGATTTTTGTCTTGTGTAGCATTCAATGTCTTTGCGGCACTCTGAATATATTGATTCATATTCTGAGTTGTCTGCTTTTGCTGATTGAACTTGCCTACTGCCGCACTAGTGCCTGGCTTTTGTGCGGGTGCTTGTCCTTGAGCGGCCGGTGCAGCCGGGGCGGCTCCGGGTTGTCCTGCGGCGGGTTTACTGAGTTAGGATTAACTGGTTTAGCAGGACCTTTTGTCTTTAAGTTAGGATCAATTAAGCCACTTTTAACACCCGATACTAATCCACTGATAGCATCATCAACGAAATCTTTAAGAAAGATATCCATTGCCATTTGTGACTGCACTGACTTTCCGTCAGTTTGTCCAAACATCTTTTTAGCGGCGGCTGATCCGTAATCGCCTAATAGACTACTAAGACGAAATTCGTCTAATTTTTTCTCAGTATGTTTAAAATCATTCAGTTTCATTTTTCTTCCTCAAAGACTTAGAGAATCTTGCTTGGTCTTTACTTTTAATTGCACTTAAAAGTTTCTTTTCAAGCAACTCTGCCTTATCGGAAGAATAGTGCTTTTGCATCAATTCAATCAAATTGATTGCACTGGAAATGATATTGGACGCACGTGATTCGATGACATGGTTAATGTCACGGGTAGCGCCAATCGACTGTAATTCTTCAAGAAGGCTTTTTGTTTTCTTCTGCATAAGTAAAGATCCTATGTTGTATTTAGTCTAGAATACTAAAATCATTTCTTAAGGGAATTGAGTAAGGCCTTCAATTTAGCGTCACCTACGTTGGCCAATACCTTCTTTTCTACGGGTTCAATCTCACCTGTAATGGGGTCAATATGTTCTGAAACAGTAGATTTAGCCTTTAGATTATTCATAATATCGCTGGGGCTTGGGGTAGGCTTATATTTTGCTTGCTGATCAGCATATCCATCAGGATCCTCATCAGTAATACGCATAGTTTCAATGTTGTATTCTAAGTCAATTTTCTGACCTACACCCGTTGAACTACGTGATTTCATACACTGAATCTGATACTTACCACGTTCACGCATACTACGACTTGTAAAGATACCAAACACGTTATCTGCTGTGTTAATCTTAGAAATACCACCTGCAATGTGACTATGATCGAATTCGATTTCTTCAACAGCACTACGGTTCAACTGTGACGCAGTGACTAAAAGAATACCTAGTTCTTTTGCTAGATTACGCAATTCTTCTGAAACATACTTGTCTTTAATAAACTGATCATTGGGATTAACTTTGACAGATACAGGCATGACCAAATCTAAGTAGTCAACCATCACAAAGTCAACCTTGATTCCTGTTTGAATCTGTACTTCTTTCAAGTAAGCACGAATGTCGTTAACTGTACTTTGCGCAGGCATACCCTTAACACGATACTTACCTGATTGCTTACCGACCATCTTAACTTTAAGTTCAGTAGTATCAATGTCTTTGCGAATGTCTCTAGTACTCATGCTGGTCAACATCGCATCAGTACGCAAACTTGTTAATTCTTCTGAAAGTTCTAGTGAGATATAAACACCACTCAACCCCATCTGCAACCAATTCAATGCAATGTTCATCATAACAAGTGATTTACCTGAACCTGAACCGCCTGCAAAGATGTTTAGTTCACCTCGACTGAAGCCACCATACAGTAGTTTGTCCATCTGTGGCCAGCCCGTAGAGACTTGTCCACCTGCGTTAAAGTATTTGTTGATACGTGCTTTAGGATCAGCAAAGTAATCTGTACCCATGTCTTTCTGTAGACTGATTTGTACAGCATCTTTGATTAGTTTTTCGACTGGACCATAATCACCCTTCTCAAGCATGTCGGCTGCTTTAAGAATAGCACGTTCTAGTTCTTGTCGCTTAGTAAACTTTTCAAATTCTTCTAGGAACTTTTCAGTATGTCCCTGCGTAATATTTTCAATAGGTTCAAGTTTGATGCCAGTGCTTGCTTCAATAAACTCTGGTTCTGGGATCGTGCTAAATTTTTCAGTACTGTCTTTAAATAACTCGACAATAGGACGCAATGACCTATCAAAGTTTTCAGAATTGATGATGTTTGCTACACGTGTGTAAAGTTGACCATCGGTCAACATCATCTTTAAAAACCACTTTTGTACCTCAGTTGTATAGTCTAGTTTATATTCTGATTTGTTTAGCAAGTTTCTTCCTCTGTAATTCTATTTTAATTTTACTGTTTGTTGCATTCTGCAATATACTTAGTAATGTAGGCAGTTTGCCATATTTTACTACTGCGTCATTGGCGTCTTTGATATCTATGTCCCAATTGGGTATACTAACATAGAATCCTAAATCGATTGCTCTGTCACAAATAGATAGACCTGTTTTATCTAAGTCTGGAACAACAATGATCTTTTTATTAAGACCCTGTAATATTTGTGCCTGCTCATCACTAATTGTATCATGTGTTAATGCACATGCGTTAAGACTTAATGCATCGAATATACCCTCAACAACAATACACACTTCATATTCGGGTTTCTGAAAATCATAACCAAAGATATATCCTTGCTGTTGTTCTTTAATAAACTTAGGCGTTCTATTATCTAAGTATCTACTAGTGTGTCCTACAATCTTATTTTCAAATGTGTAAGGAATAATAATACGATTATTGTTTCTGCCCACCTCGTTAGGGGTAACCATGAACGGATAGTCAGTATAATTGATTTTTCTACTTGCTAGATAATCAATAAACACTGTATGTTTAGGATTTGCAGGATCAAGAAATTCACCATCAGGTAAACTGACTTCTTTAAATTTTACCTTAGCCTTTTGCTTTTTAACCTTTACATATTCAAGTAGGTCTTTATGCTGTAGACTTTCTAAACTCCACTTAGTAACCTGAGATTCATCAACCCCAGCCCAACTCAATAGTTGTCTAGTATTTTTACCAATGCTTTTACCTAGTTGAAATCCGCATTTGAAATTACAATTAAAACAATGATACGACCAGTTGTTTTCACCGTCAAACTTGATGCCACCTCGCTGACGCTTATCAGCCTTATGCCCACGATGATGGCAGCAGACAGCATTGAAACTGTGCCAGCCACTTTGTGTAAGTTTTTTCTTGCCCGGTATTACCGATAGGATATCAAACATGTTTATATTGTAACAAATCTGACAGGAAAAGCAAGAGTAAAGGTAATATTATCTTGCCAAAATATTTGTGACTGCACCGGTATTGCTAGTGAACATCATTCTTACGAATGGATGGAAACCGCGTATGGTATATCCATATGTGTCACTAGTATTAGCATATTCATCTGTGCTAATTACATAC